AATTTTTGTTCTTTTCGGATACTAGCTTTCCTATAAACAGCTGCGCGAGGCTATGACTCTTGCTGCTATCAGCACCGCCCACATTCACCACCACCGGTTTTGTGGCTTTCGCGTTGCGAGTATAGACCGGTGTTACTTCCCGATCCTGATACGTCCGCTCCTCAGTGATTGCGCTTGCTTGCATCCTTCTCCTTTTCCATTGGTTCCTTTTTCACGACGACTGGATCCCGGGGTCCCACTTCCACAAAGCGCAACGGCAGTGGTTCTCCCAGCTCATCAAATATGCCGAGGTCCCGCATATCCCGCCACATAGTGGGCCGGCGATTTTTCAAAAAAAAGATTTGAGCCGTGGTGTCTGGCGGCATCATCTTCACCACTTCTTTATCCACATACCGGATCCGCTGCCCAGCCTTCGGTCCTTCAATAACCACGGTTTCCTTGTAATGTGTTTCCGTATACGTGTATCCCATCGCTCGTTTATAGAGCGACATTTCGACGCGGACGTCTGCTCTGATTCTACCATCCTTTATGGCACGACAAAATTCAGGATACTTAAGCGACCATCGCTCAAGACTCCTTTTTGACACACCCCAGAATGAAGCAATCTCCTGCATCGTGTGTCCGAGGCCCGCTAATTTCTCACCTTCTTTTATCATTATTGAGCGGAAGAGAGTTTTTCTCCCGCGTTTTTTTCGCCACGTTTCCGCGTCGTGGCCGAGCTTCTTTATCGCCACTTCGTGGCGCTCTTCATCCGTTTTTTTCCTCTTTTTTCGGGTCATTTTTTTTCGCCTTCAGAGCCTATGTCGCTTTTATTCAAGCCGTTTACAACGTGTTGTAAGGTGTTAACATCCTTAAAGCCTTTGTAAGCGACGTTCTCTTTCATTGGTCTATTTGCAAACTGTTTATTTACTCTGTGTTACTTCATAAAGCGGTTTTTCGCATGCAAAACGTCGGATAAATGCCGATTTACCGCTTTTTTTCTGATTTTTCACTTTTCACATCCTCTGCTCGGGCGTCGTTCTATTCAGCCTAAATGGGCGCTTGCATGCTGGACAAATTGAGGATAGAAGCGCCGGGCTCATGTATTCTATGTAGTATGGCCAATCAACATTTTCTTTAGCGAGGAAGCGTTTTGCTATGAACGGGATCTTCTGAATTTCGCCGCAGCACTCGCACGGCAGCTCCACTTCTATTTTTGTCGGCCAGTTTTTTATCGTCGGCAGCTCCTTCATTTTTTCATCTATTTCACGCATCCATTTTCCTAAATGCTTCCGCAAATATTTCTTCAACCACTCACGATATGTATCACTCATTGCATGCTCATTTGTTTTAATCTGATTTTGACATATGCTTGGCGCACCCAAAATCTCTGGAATTTCTTCCACTGTGATTCCGGCTGCGGGTATTCTCCAGCTTTATTTCTATATAGCATCGCGAATGGCAGGCCGCCGATTTCGAGTATTTGGTAGAGCCGGCCTTCAGCTCTTTCCATGGTGTCATCCCCAAATCCTATCAGCACATAACAGCCCAAATGTTCTCTAGTAAAATAGCGGCTGAGGATCTGGAATGCTTTTTTTACTACAGGGAATGCGTCCTCGTGGTCGTATGCCAAGTACATGGATCGGATGCTCAGGGCCCGGAGTCGCTCTGCTATCTTTCCTGTTATCCGACCGGCTTCCAGCCCCCCGCTGAATTTTATCCTTCGCTCGGAGCGCAGCATATCAAACACCTTGTCTATATGGCCATCGCTGCAGGCCAGGATGTTGTTGTCTATAATATTATTTCCCGGATGGATGGTGAGTTCGCGGAGCGGTTCTTGGACAAAGCACCATGGGCAGCGGTTAGGACACCCCCGCGATGTTATCGTCACTCCTTTTCTCACGTACATGCCGGGGACAAATTCTTTACCTTCTCCCGATATAGCTGGACCCCCTATTTTCACGCATGGTGCATGTCCCTGCCATTGCCTTCTCAACAGTACGGCATAATCTAGATCCCAGGTGAAAACCACTGATATATGCACCTCATCGTAGTCAGGTGTAAATAGATCCGGCGGCCCGAAATAGGCGTCCCTGTCCACCGGGCTCATACTCGTCTGCGTAGGAAATACTCTCGCGATTTTCATCTTTTTCCTTTCCTTATTTCATCACGGAGCATATTCGCTATCCAGCCCAGCGTGCGCAGGACGGGCACGGCCTCATATTGTTGCGGCCAGAAATACGCATTGCCTATAAAAGTTCTTCGGCATATATCGCAGAGGTGTGCAGTCTTATTTGCTGGGGGGCCGGATTTCGATAACTTGACTTCCGTTCTATAGCCGCAAGAGTCGCATTCTTGTATCATCTTATTATGACGTTCGGGGTTTTTTTCTCCCCGTCCTGGTCTCGTTTATGGCAGCGCTGATGCGCCATGACCAGGTTGCCGTTCTTTATTACATAGTGCCGCTCATCGCCCATCGGTCCTGGGCAATCGTTTTCTTGTGTGCAGTAGTAGCAGATAATATCCGATTCGTCCTGCGGCTCCGCCTTCTCCCCTTCCATTGTCGGATCCGTTGCCTGAGCCAAGACCTTGGTTCTCTTTTCGGCTTCCTTCATTGTTATTCCAAAATCGCTTATTTTTTTAGGCATTTATCCCTCCTTGTTCCAGGGCCTGTTTCACTGCGGCTCGCCTCCGCCGCAGATCCCCTTTTTTCCGGTTCGAGAGCAGGCGTATATTTGCATAATTTATCAGCCGAATAAACTCCTTCTCATCGTGACCGAACCAATATTCAAACTCTTCAATAGCTGAATAGACACTACCCCCCACGGTCGATATCTGGCCACTTGTCGAGTGTCGACTAATTATGGTCATAAATCCCTTCAGCGCGGATGCGGACCAGTGCCGGCCTACATAATCGCGTCCTGATGCGACGTCCAAAATAGGATGATATCGCATCGGTACAGCCGTGACCTCGATGTTGTTTTCCTCCTTCAGTATCGGCGACTGCTTTATCCTGTAGTATAGATCCTCTGGAGTGTCTTTGTAATTATAGAGCGTATAATATTGGAATTTGAACCAGCCTTGCTTTGCCATCATTTTTATTGCCGGCTGTACTATACCATCTAGGCCCATGTTGTCAAATCCAAATCTCAGGGGATAGATTTTCAGCCCCTGGAGGATAGCCGCTTTTTCCGGAGTGAGGAGCCGCGCGTCCAGCGCCTGATTAAAATCCACTTCTTGAATCTGGCCCATATCCTGCAGTTTCTTTATCCTTTCAGCATCGTATTCCAGATCCTCTACACTTTTGGCCAGCCAGTTATTATCATAAAACAGGATCCGCTTTGCTCTTGGGTTTAGGTCCCGAATCCAATCTCGTCGATTTCTAAACTCAGGCTCAAGGCGGGAGACCATACAAAATTTACATTTCCGTACACAACCGCGGGAGGCATATGTAATCGAATAGTCCGGGTCCTCATCCAGCAGCGAATAATCTGGCACATAGTTCTCCGCCTCCGGCTGCAGGCCGAGATGCACCTCGACACCCTCATGTTGAAAATAGTCTGGGAGGAGGGTCGCTGCCACACCCCCCACCTTCACCTTCGAAGCCCGTTTTGTGGCTTCGGCCGCGAGCCTCACAGCCTCATAAAGATTGTACGTGAAAAGCGTTGTGATCCAGATCTCATCAAACTCCCCTTTTGCTGGCAGGGAGAAATTATATATTTTGCATTCATCGCCCAGGTCCCGGCGCCACGCTCCGAGCTTCAGCAGCGGGAGCGGGTATACCGCCGGCCGGGGATTTGAATCGACTAAGGCAATCCGCATCTTTTCATCACTCCTTTTCCTCTTCCGGCTGATGTGGGGTTTTCTCCATTGGCCAGCCATTCCTCTATCTTCGCCACATGTTTTGCCGGCACCGTGATCGTGATCACGGTATCTTCCATGCCCTCAAGGTCCGCGAGCTGCGTATCAAGCTCTGCGTCCTCTCCCCCCGGAGGCCGGAGCCAGGTCATCAAGTCCTCTATCTTTTCGGTCGTGAATCCGGTCATCCCCATGTCGATTTTTCCGGTGTCTATGAATTCAAGGTCATCTTTCAGCTTCGGAAAATCCCAGTCTGAGAGCTCTGCAGCACGGTTCGACATGATGTTATAGGCAATCGCCTCCTCGCGGTCTTTGAAAGGAAAGAAAATTATCGGGACCTGTTTCATGCCTTGTTTGAGTGCGGCGTCTCTTCGCTGGTGCCCGACTATGATCTCCGCCTCTCCACTCTCATTCCGCCAGCCTATAATCGGCTCCACAAATCCGAAACCCTTAATCGAAATGGCCAGCGCCACTCTCCCATCCTCAGTCTGCACTCGGGGATTGGAGCCATTGCATAAATCCTTGAGCTCGGAGATATTGATCTTCTCAATTTTN